CCTGTAGCACCTGTGTCGCCTAGGGCAGTGATTGTTGGAGGTGGCCCGGTAGGACCCTGTGGCCCTTGCATACCTCTAGGTCCAGACGGACCCCCCTTCGATTTACAACATTGTATTTGACTTAAATATTGTGAGTAATTTGACATATATTATATGATAGTATAATATATTCATCTATAGATAAAACTTCTAGCTTGTATAGTAATGTTAATGATATATGTTTACGTAGAAGGAAGACACGACAAACATAGACGTATCGTTCCGAGCGATGCTACATCATATTTAACCACTAAAGGCAAATCATTCTCCAAATAAATCTCAATTTGAGAACACAAATTCGTGCATTTAATAAAATACCCTAAATTCTTCAAAGAAAACTCGCCTTGAATCACCTTACTAGACTCTTGCTTCAAGATAAATCCCATCGATCCGTCAGATTCAGCACGATGAATTTCCGCCGATGCAAATTGCCCAGAACATTTAAATATCAATTCATTACCGACCGATTTAATCTCCAACTTGTCAGAAATACACGACAAATCGCGAATAATCTTTTGGAAATCCGCTGATGGTAAATTGATAACCGATGAAAATTTCACATCAGGATACTCCAATTCATCAGGTTCGGGTTCAATCAATCTCAACTTTTGTGTTTTACATTGTTTAATCTCACCATTTTCAAATTTTAATGCTAAATGAGAGACGATCCCATCTGCATAATCCGCATTTTCAATATAAATAGTCAATGTGTCATCATTGTCTATCGAATTAATTAATTTGAATAAATGAAACATATTTACACCGATAATAATTTTCTCTTTTTTACACTCATAAAACTCGAAATTTTTCGCTTCCAAAAATAAATGCGCTAAAATAGTATGCGACTTGTCCATATTAATAATACGAATTCCATCCGGTTGAAAACTAATATTTGTTTCTAAAAGAATATCTTTCAGTGCCGTCATGAGTGTTCTAAAAGGAGCAATTTGAACAGTTTTAATTGTCAATACATTATTATCTGTATTAAAACTCTTTGAAGAAGTTGACATATTAGTTAATTTTTATCAAAAATCTTTAAATGCTTATGTCTTGAAAATATTAATTATTCGAATTCAAACGAATTGTTTTTTTGCTTTTTCCTACACAAAAAATATAATATATAAAAGGCATTTAAAAACTTACACGCATGTTATTATTAAATGTCTAGTAGCGAAGAGATAAAAATAGCAGCAACGCACAGCGTTCAAACTTATTTCGATAAAATCCAAGAGTTATTTCAAAAATATGAAAATGACCCATATATGGCTCAACGTTTACATTTTCATGTAACCAGCATTTTGCCGTCTACACTTGAAAACGAATCAAAAAATTATGAAAAACGCGTTTTACGTAATCACTTTTTAACCAATGAACAACAAGTATTTATTCAGGTATTTTTGAGCAAAAACCAATACTTTTATTTGCCAAATAACAATTGTTTTTATCAATACAATGGACAAAAATATAGTGCGGTGAGAGAAGACGATATTCAATTCCAATTACTATCTTCCATTTCTAATGATAGAACGTTGATGCAATGGAAATACAAAACAAAGGTTAACATTATTAAACAGATTAAAGATCGTCACCTTTTCAGTGAAAAATTTAAACCAGAAACTGATACGATTCAACATATATTGAAGTTATTGTGCTCTACTTTGTTTACAACCAAAAATCAAGTGAAATATTTTTTAACTATCATTGGAGACAATATTCTTAAAAAAAGTAACAATCTCATTTTTTTGACAAAGCCGAAAACAAAAAAAACAATAGTGGAACTGGAAAATATTGCATATATTACTATTGGAATGCAAAATATTACTCATAATTTGGTAACTAAATATCACGAAAATTATAACTATGAAAATTGTCGTTTATTAAAAATACGTGATAACATCGATACGGATATATGGAAGGATATATTACGACAAAATGGGCTCGATCTATTATGTGTTGCAGCACATTATTCAAATCGTTATGGATCTTCTGAAAATTTTATTATCCATAATACCGACGAATCCCTAAATAACTACACTCTATATTTGAAAAATAATAACATAAATAGCATAGTTGACAATTTTTGTAAAAACTCGATAGATAATGTGGTGTCGACAAATACAACAGATGATGATATATCTATTACTACTATACCACCCCCTACAACTACACCTATACACACACATACCTCTCCATCCAAGTTTAGTATCAACTGGAAAAATATGCACTACATGTGGAAACAATATATTTCTGCTAATTCTCTACCAAATATGATGTATTCTAGTGCTTTGAAAATTTTATTAACCGAACGTTTACAATATGATGCTTCTGCTGACACATTTTACAACGTAACTAGCAAATATTTACCAGCAGTAAGTGACTTTATTCGGTTTTGGGATAAAAATATTGTTGTTTCTGCTACTCTGCTGAATGAATTCGATAATGAATTTGAAATAGACGAATTGTGTGATTTATTTAAAAAATGGGCATGTAATAAAGCAAACAATTGTTGCTCTAGTGGAACTATTGGCGAGCATGATGTACTCAAAATTATTAAACATTTTTTTCCAACCATTGAAATTATAGAAAAGAAATATGTGCTAAATGTTTCTTGTATTTTATGGGATAAATTGGTCGATATAAATGCATCTATTGCCATTACAAAGGCACAATTATTGGCTGCTAGCACCAATAATGCAGCGAGTTCAAATACAAATCTACTGCACTTAGTGCCATTTGATGAAATTTACGACAATTATTTCAATTATTGTACTAAAAATAAAACGGCATCCAATTCATCGAAATTCGTCGTCAGTAAACGTTATTTTGAAAAATATTTGGATATCACCTTTTCTGAATTTATTGAATTTGATACTTTTATCTCTAGTAACTGGTATATGTCGACTATGTAAGTACGGCGACTATGTAATGTGTAATTATATTACACATGACATCATATATTCCTTCGACTCGCTACGCCACTTGCGCAGTGTCTACGTTTTCCTCCAACGAACGCTTATCGTCGTCTGCTTCCTCGTCGTCTTCGTGTCCTGCGACCACCATTCATTCCGGTGGCATAAAGTTGAAGATTTACACCACTTGAACTATTGTCCCCAGATACGGATGCGGGTTGACTAACAAACGGACTGCTAGCTGAGCTCCCACCGCGTTTGTTGGATCGCGATCTTCTCGATTTAGAACCAACCTTGATAAATCCGAATTTACCTTTCTTGGTGACATAACCCGCCTTAACTAAACGCTTTTCTTTCTTGGCACTATTGTGTTTAGATTTGGAAACTATGCGTCCGTTCTTGTTTTGCAAGAGGCTATCCTTCTTAAGTCCACCGGTTGTTTTGTATGCAGTTCCGTGAACAACTTGGGCTCTTGATCCAACCAACATCTCATATTTTTTCCCATGAATGTGGTACATTCCTTGTGCGTCTTTAGTATAACGAGTCATTATACTATTATTAGAGAAAATAAAAATAATGATGAAGAGATTATTGCTATATCCCTTCTTTTTTTTGGAAAAATATGTGACGCGCACACATACTTCCTAAAATTTATTTTTACCACTTAATCTTCCAATCCCTCCCGGTTGACCTTCATATCTACCTAAATATTGTGTTCTATTTAACGTTCCTGTTGTTGCACTATTACCGAATTGTATAGTTCCTCCAGGCGATGTTCTTATTGCATTCACTACACGATTTGTTTGTGTTAATGTCTGATCTACGTCCGCATTGCTATTCAATACTTTACTATTTATTGGTTCAGGACATTTGTATGGCGGACATGCAATATTGTAGATTGGTATCGTCGGATATTGAAAATAAATAATGACTACACCATCCGCACCAGCCCCATATAAATTATAAGATACATCCGCGCGTGGACTTCCTCCCCCTCCACCACCACTTCCATAAGATGTTGCAGATGTACCATTTCCACTTGCATCGAAGGATCCATTTCCACCATTTCCCGCCCCAGTACCGCCTAAACCACCATTATTACCAGCACCACCAGCTCCTCCGCCGCCACTAGATGAACACACTATAGTAGTATATCCTCCATATAAACTAATATTTTGACCATTTTGACCATCTTGACCAGGAACAGCAGCATTGGGACTTGCAGCACCAAGTAATCCTAGAGCATCTAATGTAATAGTAGCCGCACTATAAGTGTTAGCATTTGATTGGGATGGGACTGCTCCCCATCTTCCATATCCAGCTAATATTTGTTGACCGAAATTAGCTCCATTTACTATTCCTGAAGTATTTCCATTTATACCTATTCCGCTCCCCCCAGGACCACCAGTACCCGCTACTGCAAAAAGAGGAACATTAGCACTTATATTTATAGTTCCTTGCATTATACCACCACTTCCACCACCAGTACTAGTTAGTCCAAAGTTGTTAGATCCACCACTCGCACCACCCCCAACTATTAGAAAATTTATCGTCATATTTGTGTTTGTTATAAAAGCGCCTGTTCCTACTGGAAACGTATACGACACATAATTATTAGGATAATTAGTTATGATAGGTGATCCATATGTTGTAATATTAGGTAAAGGTAAAATAATATCATTATGTTTATTAATATTGCAATTTTTTATGCACCTCGCAAATGAATTATTTCCTGGGCCAAAAAATAAAGGCATAATTAGTATTGTTATAATATAATATCACATTTATTTCTAATTTACATTTTCATTGCAATACATTTCTTTTTTAATAAAATTGAAATTAATTTAAATCTAAAGTGGAATGATATATTATTAAGAAATGAGTGCAATGAATGCAAAAGATACTATTTTAACGAATAAATACCAACAAAAGACGGACAAACAACATATTCTGGACAATCCAGACACATATATTGGGTCCGTTGAACACATCGAATCAGTCCAGTGGATTCTAAACGACGAGGGTAATAAAATTGTGGAAAAAAACATCGCCTACATTCCAGCATTATTCAAATTGTTCGATGAAGGTATCGTCAACTGCCGCGATCATGTCATCCGCATGCAACAAGCCGAACATAATTCTATTCCTAACAGCTTACCTGTCACATACATTGACATATCTATTCAGGACGACGGAACTATTACTATGACGAATGACGGGAATGGAATCGATATCGCTCAACATCCCGAATACAATATTTGGATTCCAGAGCTCATTTTCGGTCATCTTAGAACCTCTACTAATTACGATAAAACAGAAAAAAAAATTGTCGGGGGTAAAAATGGATTCGGATTTAAATTAGTGTTGATTTGGTCGACTTACGGATACATTGAAACCATCGACCATGTGCGTGGTCTGAAATACACCCAGGAATTCCGCAATAATTTAGATGTGATTGAAAAACCGAGTATTACCAAGTGCAAAAGCAAACCATATACCAAGATCGTGTTCAAACCCGACTATGCTCGTCTAGGCATCCCCGGTCTAACTCCAGATGTAATCGCACTCTTGAGAAAACGTGTATTCGATGTCGCCGCTGTCACCGATAAATCATTAAAGGTTAAATATAACTCCCAGCTTATTCCTGTTAAAAATTTCCAACAATATATCGATATGTATGTAGGTGGTAAAGACGCAGTTCCGCGTGTGTATGAAGAGGCAGGACCGCGGTGGGAATACGCTGTAGCTTTGTCACCAACACACGAATTCATACACGTGTCATTTGTAAATGGAATTCATACTGCCAAAGGAGGAAAGCATGTAGAGTTTGTTCTGAATCAAATTACGAGAAAATTAGTCGCCTATATTGAAAAGAAGAAGAAGGTTGTTGTAAACGCCAATAGCATCAAAGAACAGCTCATTTTATTCATGCGATGTGATATTGAAAATCCGTCATTTGACAGCCAGACCAAGGATTTCATGAATACACCTTCTGCAAAATTCGGGTCTACATGCGCAGTAAGTGATAAATTTATCGATAAATTGGCAAAGATGGGGGTGATGGATGCGGCGTGCGCCCTTACAGAAGTAAAAGAGAATAAGGCTGCAAAGAAAACAGATGGTACCAAATCCAAGAATGTTCGTGGCATTCCTAAGCTCATTGATGCGAACTGGGCTGGAACTGAAAAATCGAGCCAATGTATCATCATCTTTTGTGAGGGAGATTCAGCAAAGGCTGGTATCGTTTCTGGATTGTCTTCCGAAGACAGGAACACGATTGGGGTGTATCCTATGAAGGGGAAGATATTGAATGTGCGTGGCGAGCTCGTCAAGAAAATCGCAGAAAATAAGGAAATCGCTGAAATCAAAAAAATATTAGGACTAGAAACAGGTAAAGAATATGCGTCTATAAATGATGTGAACAAGTCACTACGTTATGGTCGTGTACTCTTTATGACTGATCAGGATTTAGATGGATCGCATATCAAAGGATTGTGTATTAATTTATTCCAATCCGAATGGCCAACTCTGTCACACATTCCTGGATTTATCGGTTTTATGAATACTCCTATTTTGAAAGCGAGAAAAGGCGCGCAAGAAATGATATTTTATAGCGAAGGCGAATATCAATCTTGGAAAGAGGATAATGATTCTAATGGGTCCAATGGTGGATCCAAGGGATGGAAAATTAAATATTATAAAGGGTTGGGTACCAGTACTGGTAAAGAATTTAAAGAATATTTTGCGCATAAAAAATTGGTTGGATTCGAGCATACTGGTCAAGTAAGTGATGATGCGATCGATATGGTATTCAATAAAAAACGTGCTGATGATAGAAAGGAATGGTTGGGTGGGTATGATAGAGAAAGTTATTTGGATACAAATCAGACGATGGTTCCTTATGAGGAATTTATTAATAAAGAACTTATCCACTTTTCAAAATACGATTGCGATAGAAGTATTCCTAATTTGATGGATGGACTGAAAATTAGTTTGCGGAAAATATTGTATTCAGCTTTTAAAAAGAATTTGACGACTGAAATTAAGGTTGCACAATTTACTGGATATGTGTCTGAGCATTCAGGGTATCATCATGGTGAGGCGTCGTTAAATGGCGCGATAGTCGGAATGGCGCAAAACTTTGTCGGGTCGAACAATATTAACTTGTTGATGCCAAACGGACAATTCGGTACTCGTCTGTCTGGTGGAAAGGATAGTGCTTCTGAAAGATATATCTACACCCTTCTGAATAAAATCACGCGCAATATATTCCCGGAAACCGATGATAAAATTTTGAAATATTTGAATG